TGATGTTTCTCCTAAATAAGCTCTTAACCTATCAATTAGTCTTTCTTTTTCTCCAGTAGCGGCTGTTATTAAATCATTTGCATTTAATGTTACATTATCCCCTGGTATTGGGACTACTTGATATTTACCTCTAACATATCCTAACATTTCTTTACATAAAGCTAAAGCATATTCAAATATCCAACTTCTACCAATAGAATTTATATCATCATAGTTTGGATTTTTATAAGGTACATCATAAATATTAGAAATAGTACTACTCCCACCTACTACAAAGGATGCTGATGATCTTTCTGTGTTTAGAATATACTCAAAATATAATTTAGGAACTGATCCATCTGGTATTGGGAATAGTCTTAAATTGTTATCATGCATTTCAAAAGAGTAATTAGCTCTTCTAACCATATCATTAAATTCAATTTGTTGGATTACTTGCATATCATAACTAATAGGCATTAGAAGAAAATCTACTCCTGCTGGTGAGTATCCACCCCAACCAAATGAATCCATCATATCCATAGCTCCCATTCCTGTACCTATGTAAGGATCAAAATATCTTAAAATAGCAGGGGGTGCTTCGTAATATACTCTCATAATTTCTATATCATGATCTTTATAATGTGGTATATTAGTTTGAGCCCAATCTTCTAAATTATAATCTTGAACTGATGATGTTAATTCTACTGATCCTTTATGCCAAGGGACATTACCACCAGTACCAGCTTCAACTCCATATTGTTCAGACATTTGGATTATTCTTCCTAAATTAGGAACTACTACAGTATTTTCAATATCCATAGTAGAAGCATCAGCTCCTTCAAGTGTTAAATAGTTATCTCTAACTTTATAACCATATAATTCATTAGCATACACAGTAACTGCTTCTTCAAAAGCAGCGTAAAAGTTTAAGTTTTGAAGTTCGATATCTACAATAGGATATCCTAATCTTCTAGCCGCAAAAGTTGCAAATTTATCTGCATCTATTTGAAATTCAACATCATTGTCATAAAACCCAAAAGGTGTATCTCCTGGTTGGAATGAACTAGATCCGGGCCATATTGGTATATTTGCCATAGTTTTTTATTTATGCGTTATCCGAATTAACAACTACGTATTCAACATCCATTCTTTCTGTTTCAGCATATACAGAAACAAATTCTATATCTTGCTCAAAGAAGCCGTTAAACGTACTTCCTGTAACTTGTGGGCTTGAAAACATTAAAGATGAAGTAGGTAATACATCCATCGTCCAATAACTTCTTGCTCCATTTTCTGTAAAATCATTTAATGTTAAATTAAATACTGCATCTGTTGAGTTACCTATTTCAGCACCATTTACTGTAATAGTTTCTCCTACTTCATACCCACTTCCACCTGCTGCTATTTTTGCTTGAAATACTCCTGAAGTTATGTTACTACCTGTTAAAGTTGTCATAACTGCTTGAGTTGAGTTTCCAACATCATCTATTGTTAAAGTACAAGTATAATCTGCATTTACATTTCCAAATCCTACATTTATTAATTGATCTTTAGATATTGTAATTAATTGACCTATTTCATATCCTGTTCCTATATTTACTGGTGTTACTGTTGAAATTACTCCCCCAACTGATCTTACATTAACTGTGCCTCCCTGACCTGTAGTAGTATAAACTGCTATTTCTCTGCTGAGGTTATTTGATACATTAGGAGTTGAACCATTATTAGTAAAAGCTTGACCTGTTACTAATTGTCCTGTTCCTAAGTCTCCACTAGCAATTCTTAATGAATCTCCTACTACATATCCTCTTCCAGGATTTAATACCATCACAGTTGCTAATGTTGGTGTGGATGGATCTGCTCCTGTAACTACTGCTTGAGCTGTAGCTCCTGTACCACTACCTCCTATTAAATTAACATTATAAGTTCCAGTAGCACAATCATCAGGTGCAAGGTTTAGTCCTAAACTTTGACTCATTATTAAAGATGAAGAAACTACAACATCTAATGTCATTCCACTACCACTAACACTTGCTGTAGTTGGTACACCTGCGTATAATCCAATTACACCCCCAACACCACCACTCGCATAAGATGAAGTTAAGTCCGTGCCTATAACGCCTATCCCATCAGGTGATTTTGATGAAGTAAAAGATACAGCTAATGAAGAAGTTGTATCTAAATTAGTAATTCTAGCATATTTCATACTACTTGATGGGAAAGTCCCTGCAGATGGATTTACACCATTAACATTAAATAAATCAATTGAAGTCTGAGCTGGTATAGTAACTATCCTTCTATCTACATTAGTAATATTTCCTAATGTAAAGAAAGTTTCATTAGTAGTTTTTATCCCCTTGACTACGTGTTCCTCCTTTATTTTTATTTGGAATGCTGATGGAGTAAGTATTGATGCCATAATTGTTTTTGTTATAAATATATAAAAAAAGGGACTTAATTGCTAAGCCCCTTTTAATTTGTTGGAGTTATCGCCTAGCTTTTCCACTAGTGCCTGAAGAACCTTTTATTATACCTCGACTTTCAGCTTCTTCATAAATTTCAATTAAATTATCTACAATTGGATCTCTATGATTTTGCATTAAAGTAATAGAACACATATTTTTTACTCTACGTGCTGCTGAATATAAAAATCTAAAACCTGATTCTCTTTTTGACTTTAAATCAACTTGATGATCATCACCACAGATAATCATTTTTGATCTTAAACCGATTCTTGTAGAAATCATTTCCATTTGTTCATGTGTAACATTTTGAGCTTCATCTACAATAATACAAGAATCTAAAAAAGTTCTTCCCCTCATAAATGCTAAGGGTACTATTTCTATTTTACCATCTTCTATTAACTTTTCTACTTTTACTTTATCATATAAAGCATACATATTTTGATAAATAGGTTGAATCCAAGGATCCATTTTTTCTCGTAAATCACCAGGTAAAAAACCTATTTCTTCTTTTGATACTGTTGGTCTTGTTATTATTATTTTTGAATAATGTCTTCTTATAAGACCATCTAATGCAACTTGACATGCTAAAAGAGTTTTTCCTGATCCTGCTCTTCCGGCTAGTAATGTTAATGTACTATCTAATATTTTTTGTTTTGCTTCTTTTTGCTCCTCATTTAAGGATATTTTAAATTTTATTGGGTTTTTCACAATTCTTTGTTTTCTGTGAACTTCGTCTGTGTGGGGTTTTGAAGGCATTTTTGAGTATGGTTTATTTTAATTAATTTATCGAGACCAGCATTTATATGCATAGTATTATTTAGCATAGTCTCAAACTCATATCTAGAATCTAGAGGTAGAACTAAATCTACTTGGGAGCCCCATCTAATTAAACTGAATCTTTCGTTTTGAGCGCAAAGATCCCCTTGTTGTTTAAAAGGGGCTATTACATTTACGTCCTCATCGGCAATTTGTATTATGTGGTATGTGTAATCTAAAGAAGGAACATACACTTGGTTAGACATTCTTTCATTGTACTTTAAGTACGCCATGTTATTTGGGTTGATTACTTTATTTAGTATATCCTTCTCTACCGCTAACATAGGTTTGTTTGTAGATTCAATAGGTTCTAATCTCTTATATTTCAACACACCACCATAAGGAATTCTGTTTATATGCACATCATAAAAGGACATAAATATTCCTATAACTAGTGATGGTTGGTTATAATCTTTATCACCCATTACATCTTGAATAGTATAATCAATACCTTTAATTTCTAAAACTTGCTCTCCAGGTTGGACTATTTTTTGATATAGTATAGTTCCATCAGCTGGGCTATAAAAATGTTCATGATCTATAAATGTTGGTCTAATTGGATCCCTAAAGAAAAATGTATTACTTAATTCTCCAACTGGCATTTTAGATAATTCTGCTACCTCTCCATTTAACCAATCTTCTAATTTTTCAGCCATTATAGAAGTGATTTAAAGTGATCAACTCTATTTAAATGCATTACCATACAAGATAGCATAGCTCCTGATTTCATATATTCTGATAAATTAAATATTACAGGTTCCATACCTTCATTAGAGCATATCTTTTCTAATGATTCAATTTTATGTTTTTCACCTTCATAAAATTCATCTCCTTTTTTCATTTCAGAAATATTAGAGGCACATAAAATCATATTTCCTAACCTAACAGAATTAGCCATTCCATAAGTTGAATCTTCAGCATCAATATCTATTATATTTGTATATTTGCTTATTTTAGCTAATTCAGATTTATCATATAACTCTGTACAAACCATAGTTGATTGTGTGTTTAAAGGGAATATACTACAATCTAGGTGGTACATATACTCATCTACCATTTTAACTTTAATAATTTCCATATCAAAATTTTCTTCCATCCAGTGGTATGTTTTGATATCTGATCTTATATCATACCCACCAATATAAACATTGTCTTTTAAATATTTAATATCTGCTTCTCCCTCCCATTTATGGGGTGATATATGAGTTTTATAACCCATTTGGTTAAAAAATTTCTCACCTACAAATTCTTCACCTTGTCTTGGGGGTGATGTGTAATTAGATAATAAAATATGATTTTCATCTTTAATATGAGGTAATTGTAAACCTAGATTAGCAACATAGATTAAATCTTGAAAATTACCTTCTGCTGGTAGTAAATGAACTAAAGATTGACCTGCCATAAAATTGTACAGGTCCATAAATTGTTTATATGCTTTTGGTCTATTTATAGATAATTCTTTTTCTGACATTTCTTTCATCCAAACATTATTGGGGTCATTGGTTGAAAATGTATGTGGAAAATTCATTACATAACTTTGAATAGGTAACTGTGATGGTGTTTCTTTCATTTGAAAACTTTTTAATTTATATACAGGTATAAATATACCAACTGTTAGTTAGGTACACACTAGTAGGAAAAAAAAAGCCCCGCTAACGCGGGGCTCTTAATTTAATTATAATCTATTGATTATAGAGTGTTTAAACCTTCTACGAAGATCTTACCATAAAATTCTGGTCTCACTACTTTCTTAGCATAACGAGTAAGTAAACCTTTACGTGGTGTAAATGTTTCTGGATCGTATACTAGAGGAGTCATGATTAACGGAATGTATGGAGCAAATACAGCACCTGCTTCTAAGAATTGTCCACCTCTAAAGCCCATTAAAATGGTATTTTCAGTCATGTATGGGTTCTTGTAAACAGTGTATCTTGAGTTGATAGTACCAGCTTTTTGTACACCAAATGCGTAGCTCATTTTAGCAGCATCACCATCAGAAGTACTAGCAAATCCTGGAATAGATTCGATAATAGTAGCTACTGTTGGAGAACATACCATAAAATTAGCTCCACCTCTTAATGTTTTCTGGTGAATAATGTTACTCAATTTTTGCATTTTAGTTCCTAAAGTTTGGAACCATTGTCCTTGTGAGTTATAGAAACCTAAATCAGCATCAACAACACCTGTTGAAGCTAATGACAAGTTATTCTGTGCACTCCAGTACTCAGTACCAGCAGATGCAGATTCGATTAACATATCAAGAATTTCTAAGTCGATTTCTAATGAAATATACTCACTCATGATAGATGTCAATTCAGCTTCAGCATCCAAAGAATGGTAAGCGTTAAGATCTTGAGCGAACTCAGGAGTCCAAACAGCTTTCAATTTACGAGTCTTAGCAACAATTGCTTCTGACTGCATTTGAATGTTAATTTCAGGAATTGAAATTGGCGTATTATCAGCATTTAAGTTGTTGTTACCATCTTCAAAATCACCTCTTTGAGCGTCATTTGTTTGTAGTAAATACTCAACTTTTAATGAACCTGCTTCAACAACATCAGAACCTACGAAGAATTCGATGTTTGCACCGTTAATCTTAGTAAATTGTGGGTATTGAGTAGCACCTGCTGGTAAGTCAGCAGCTGAACCTGAAAGGTAAAAACCTTTAACAGCTCTTTCATCAAAATTAGGTAATGATGAAGAAGGAATAGTTAATTTTACGATTTGACCTGAAGCACCTGCAACATAAGATTGAGATACTGAAGAATCAGCTTGTAAATCTGTATACCAATCAACAGAACCAGAAGCTACAGCATAAGCAGCAGACTGAGTGTTGTTAATTGAATATCCAAATCTACCAGCACCGTAAAGACCACCTGTAGCACCGTTACCAAATGGAGTGTTTCCATCTGTATCACCATAAAGTGAATCACCTGCTGAGAATGGAGCTTTGTTAGTTCCGTATTGGAAATCTAAATAAAATACTAGACCAGAAGGTAAGTTCATTGGTTGAACCGAAACGAATTCTTTCGCTGCGATTTGACCGAATACCTTTCTTACTAGTGGTAAAGCTACACCTGCCCATTGTGCTCCTGTTCCAGGAGTAAATGTACCTGCTCCAGGAACTGGACCACCGGTATTGCTTTCTTCCATAACTAATTGCTTAGCTTGGTTTTCTAGGATCATAGACATATTGTTTTTCTCAGTTTCGCTACCGACACCTTCTAACAAACCTGTCTTATCCCATTTGTTGGCTAATCTTGCAGCATCACTTTGTAGTGATTTGTAAGGATTAGCGCTTTCTAAAAGAGAATTTAATTGACTCATTTTTTTTTACGTTTTTTGATTAATTTTTAATTTAAGTTTTTGAATTAGATTATTCCAGCTAATTTCTTAAAGCGAGCGACCATTTCATCAGATTCAACAATAGGTTGTTTTTTAGTTGTTTTTGGAGCTGATAAGTTTGAAGCACTACCTTTTGGTCTAACGCTTTCGCTAATAGATTTATTTGCAGCTTTTGTTTTGATACTACCTTCGATAGTTTCAAATACAAGTTTTACTTCTTTAACTGTTTCAGCTTTATCAAAAGCACCTAATACTTTTACTTTTTGAGATTCTGATAAATTCTTGCCACGGAACACTTTGTTTGTGTAAAGTAACTTAGCATTTAACAAATTGATTTCATTTAATTCAGATTTTAAAGTTGTGATTGTTTCCAATGCTTCTTCTAAATCTTTTTTACTTTCATCCATTTCATCTTTTGCTTCGTCTATTTCTTCTTTACCTTCATCAATGTCTTCTTTAGCTTCAGCTACATCTACAGAAGTTTCTTCATCATCTTCTACTTCGATTTCACCATCTACGTCAACATTAACATCTACATCATCTTCGAATGATTCACCGGCTTCAATTTCACCTGCATTAACCATATCTTCGATTACGTCTTCGATAAATTTCTTAAGGTCTTCTTCTGACATGTCTTCTAAGTCGATTTCTTCGTCTTCATCATCCATATCTTCTTTTTCGTCTTTCATTCCATCTTCGTAGCCTTCTTCTTCAGCGTCAGTTCTTTCATCTTCTTTGATGTCTTCCTTGTCGTCGTCCTTTTTTGCTTCGTCAATTTCTTTGTCTTTGACTTCCTTTAGATCTTCATCTTTTTCTAATTCTGCTAAAATTTCATCTAAGTTCATTTCTTCGTCCTCATCGATTTTACGCATTTTTTCAGTTTTAGTCTCAGCCTTATTATCAGACTTACGATCATCACCTTCGCGCTTTTCCTTTTTGGTCATGTACTCTTTCTTTTCTGAAATATCAGCATCATCTTTTGCCTCATCAATCTCGTCGTATCCTTCATCCACATCTTCTTTTTCCATTTCTTCTAGCTTACTAGCGAACATGGCTTGAACTTGTGGGGAGAAAGCTTCTTCAAGAGCGACTTTAGCATTTGCTATAGCAGATTCTTTGACTGCTTTAGCATCAGCGATTGCTTCTTTTAAAAAGTTTCTGTTCATTTTTCCTAAATTTTTGTTGGGAAACTACGTTTATTCAAGAAACGTAATGGGGGGTTATAATTTGTTTGTGATGTCATATAAGAAATGACATATTATCAATTATACGTATATGAGGAGATATAAAAATTGAAGAGGCGCATCAAATAATTGAAAACGCCTCTTCTCAGGAATCAGGGGTTAAGTGATTAAATTATATCATAGGACATGAACCATGGGCACATAATATTTCTCCTAAAATACCATTTACTTTTTTATATTTATCTTGTGATTTATATTCTTTATTTTCTCTAACTAAATGCATGAATGAATCTGGGTTTGAGGGTGTTGAAACAAAATCCCAACATAATAATTCGAAGTCATCTTGTACTTCCATTAATTCACCCTTTTGTTCTAATGAACCCATCCCTCTAGATGACACACCAACGGTAATACCACTTTCAACTAATGCTTTAAGTATATTTCCATTTGGGGTAGGCAATATTTCAATTTTACCCATCACATTATCTCCATCCCACCACATATCTGATATATTATGTGATACATTTTGTAAGTTTATTACTGAGGATTCTGGGTGATCTAGTTCGCCCATTGCTCTATGTTCGTCAACTAATACTCTATATTTGTCAATTTCTCTTTCCCATAAATCTTTGGAATAATATCTACCATTACCGTTTTTTACTTCAGCAGTAGCCAATATCCCTTCAACTAAAGGAAGACCTCTATTTGATTTTGCTTCAGTTAATCTTAAACCCTTAGGTTTAAATACATGGGTTTCAATTAATAATTGACTCATATTGTTTTTTATTTAGTTCTAAATCTTTCTAGTCCTGAGTATGATTCAGGATTATCATTTGAACTTTCGTTACTGTTATCATTACTACCTAAATTACTATTATCATTACTACCTTCAGCAACTTCTTTATCTTCATCAACCATTCTTTTGTATGTTTTACCACACATTTTTTCATACATTTTTTCCATGCCCGCTTTCTTTTTTTCTAAAAGCTTTACTTCACGTTGCATTTCTTTCATTTTCTTTTTATCAACTAACTCAGATAAACTATCATCTTCAGTTACCATAGAAATCCTATCGTTTTTACCTTCAATTATTTCATCTAAAGCATTTATTTGTAATTCTAAAGTAGCAATTCTTCCATTTTTTTCAATTTCAGCTAATTTGCTGTCGGTTGTTTCTTTTTTTACTTTTTTAACTTTTTTCTTAGGTAATTCTTTTTCTCCTAAAGGACTACTTTCGTATAAGTCTAATAATGATATCATATTTGTTGTGTTTTTATTTTCTTTAATTTCTAAATAACCAGTACCTACTTCACCTTCTGGGAAGTCTTTTTTAGTTTCGGCACCATAACCTCCACCTACACCAGGATCTTTAACCATTTTTCCTTTACCTAAAGCTGGTGCTTCTTCTGTATAGCCAATTCCTTTAATCCCAAATTGAGCTTCCTCAACATAATATAAAGGGTTCTTACCAACATTTTTGATCACTAAATCAATTAATTCTTCTTTAGTTTTATCTTTGTTAGCTACATCTGTAAGCTCTGTAAAGTAACCTTGACGAAATTGCTCACCAGATACATTATTAAGCATTTTATCATCTTTATAATCATACCCTTTTGTTGGAGCTTGTAAATCAGTTACTTCCTTTGATGTTTTTTTCTCAATAGCTTTAGCTTCTTCCTCAGATATTAAATTCATGTTATCATCAAATAACTTAAACCAATTTGGTTTTTCTGTTGTACCTGTAGCTACATGAATATTTTCTGCTATAATATCTCTTTTAATTAAAGCAGAACTTGCTTCCTCAAACCCGGCAGCATTGCGTACTAAATGAGGGTAATTTGCTTTAACTTCTTTTAGGAAAATGTGTTTACTACCCTTTCCATTTTTAATTTGGTTGTATTGTTCTTGTAATGTTTTCATTTATTCTCCTTTTAATAAGTCTTTAATATCTTTTATGTAGTCTAAAACTAAATCTGTAGGTTTAATTACAGAAAATGAACCTGGGTTTTCTGAATAGTAGTCACTAGTTTCATTTTTAGCATTGCTCAACATCTTATAAATATCATTAAGTTGTTGTTCAATTACATCAAATGCATTTATTCTTTCTTTTTGAAATGAACTAACATTATCATCTTCAAACAGTTGTTTAACTTCTAAACCAGATCCTTTTATTTTTTTAGGTACTAAACTATATTTAAACTGTTTTACATATGCATTATCCTTTACTCCATCTTCACTAGCTTTAGGACCAGGACCTAATGATGCTCCTGGGTCTTTATTTTCTTTTGTTATTTTATCTATCTTCTTAGCTTGACCCTTATGCATTTTAGAGGCTGCCTTTAATTCTTTTGATATTTTTTTTAATTTTTTATTTTCAGCATCTGTGTGGCCTTCAGGTAGTTTTTCTTTTTTTACTTTTTTAAAAGCATAAGGTGTTGCATACTGCATCCCAGTACCACCTGTAAATGAAGCAGCTCCTGCTCCTCCACCTGTTGTAGACATTTCGTCTAATTCTTCTTCTGTAAGTTGTCCTTTTAATTGAGCATAAAAAGCTGGGTATTCTTTTCTTAAATGAGTTCTAAACTTATTAAATACTTTTCTTTGTTCATCATATATACCTCTTAATACTTCGTCATCTCTTACAGACTCGCCTTTTACTAAATCATTAGCTGCGTCTCTTGATAGTTTTAATTGTTTTATTAATTCTGAGAATGATGGTAATTTTACAATTTTATGCCCAATACCTCCACCTTCAGAAGTAGATTCATATTTAAAGTAAGTATCACCATCATCAGATATAAAATCTTTTGGATGCCACTTACCATATTTTTTTTCAATCCAATCTTTTAATTTTGGATCAACATCTCTATTTTCTGTTATACTTTGGTATATTTTATCTATGATATTACCCATTTGATTTTGTTAATTCTTCTATTAATGAATGGTATTGTAATAGATTAACCAAATGATCACTTTTAATTGTTGTTTTTTTATCTAAACTTTTAATTAAAGAAGATACTTCATTTAGTTTTATTTTAATAACTTCACTTTTAGTTTTACTAATTTGAGAATTAATAGTTTCTGTAATATATTCTACTTCTTTATTATAAAAAGCTTTTAGTGATGGGGTGTTATCTACTGATTCGATGAATTCTTTTAAAATGTATTTTTGTCTATCATTTAATGAAGAATATTTATCATTAAATTTTTCTAGTAAAACATAATAAGTTAAGGTGCGAATATCTTTATCTTGTGATTTAAATTCTTCAATTACAGTTTCTTTAACATTATCTCTATCTACTCCCTTAGAAGTTAAATGTTCTAATAAGGTTACTTTATTATCTATAATTTGATTAGGATCTATAAGTTTATTAGTATTATATGTTTCTAATAAAGTATATAATGAAGCTTGAGCTTTATAATCATTTAATTTTGTTTTAAATAATCCCTCTACATCGTAATGTTCTTTTAATGATTTTATCAAACTATATTTTTCTTTTCTAATATTAGTTCTGTTTAATCGTTTTGATGATTCTAATACAGCATCTAATACTGTTTTAGCTTTAGAAGAAGTTAATCCCTTTGATTTAAATACTGTTTCATACAGTTTATATTCTTTTCCCAATTCGGTGTTAACAAAATATGTTTTGAGAATGTTTATAGCTGGTGAGTCTTTTCCTGACAGAGTTTCAGATGTAATTTTTCTTACTATCACTTCAAATAATATCCCTGTGTTCCTAAATTTCGAATGTTTTATATACATCAATACTTATTTTTTTATAAATATACTAAAATTATTGTTCCTTAATATTTGATTCGTCAAGAAGCGAATTCTTTGTTGATTTTTTTTCAAATACTAATTTTTTTCCCTGCTGTGGGATAGATTTTAACATAGATTGATGTTTTAAATATTGAGTACTATTCTCTAAATTTAAAGCACTTTTACCAGTATCATTATAATCTTTTTTCATACCTTTAGAACCTAAACGATCTTTTCCAAAATTATCATCTTGAGTGTTTCTTTTAGATGCTTTTTCTTTTGGTCTTCCTAAAACGGTTTTATCATCTTTAGCGTATTCTTCTGGTTTTGGTACTCCACCTGGATCTGAGTACATTCTTCCTTTACCATATAATGAAGCTAAGTCATGAGGTGTACCATAGGATTGACCTGTTTCAACTGGATCATTTCCTTCTGCTTCTATTTGATCAATTCTAAATTTACGTTTAGCATCTTCTCTAATTAAGTCTCTAAAGTCATCATATTGATCTTCACTTAAGTGGAATAAATGATCATAAACAAAATCAGATGGGAATAAATTGGTTTCAGTCATTTGAGCTGCTAAATCCATTTTTTCTTTCATCAATGCTACTCTTTCTTGATCATAGATTATTGATGGGGTTGTTAATGATAATTCAAAATTAGCTAGTTGTTCATCTCTATATCCTTGAGTATATAAATGAACTAATGCTATTTTGTATAATTCAGATACTACAATTCTTTGAATACGTTCAATTGTACGTGCAAATCTAATATCTTGAGCTGCTAATGTAGCTTTACCATCTGTATTTTCATCATAACCCATAAAAGCTTTTGGAACTTTTAAAGCTGCAAATAATTTATCTCTTAAATACTCGACATCTGCTATACCATCCCACTGCATTCCATTAGCACTTTCAATTTTAGTACTTGCATCATTACCTCTAACTGGGATATAATAATCTTCAAGAAGATTTTGCATATTATATCTTAAATTATATTCTCCAGTTTTTTCATCAATGTGGGGAGTACGTTTTAGTTTACTTAATGTTTTTTCCATAAACGCATCTACTTCATTTGGAGGTATTGAACCTACATTCATGTAAAAAATACGTTTTTCAGGAGCACGGACAATTCTATGGATAAGCATAGCATCTTCCATTAGTACATATTGTTTAAACAATTTACGAGCTGGTTCTATGTAAGATCTACCGTAAGGTAAAAAATTCATGTCTGTTAATAAACGAAAATGAGCCATTTCATAATTATCAAATATAATTGATGATGGAGATATTGTATTATTTCCTGGGACATTATAATATCCTGTATCTGAAACAGATACCCCATCTGGGTCAAAACGGAAGCGCACTTCAGAAGGATTATCAACATCCTTAGCTCCTAATTCTCCCTCTAATCTTTCAATATGGAAAGCTGTATAAGGTATTACATTATACACACCATATTTTTCTGCTATTTCTAATTTTAAGAAAAAATCTCCGTATTTAGCTAAATTTCTTACCCAAGGCCATAAATTAAACTCGATATTTAAAACATCATAAAATAAATTATATAAAATCTTTTGTATATCTTCATCTGATGATTTTATAGCTAATACTTCCCCCATATCATTTTTTAATGTTGATTCATCAGCTATAATATCCAAAGCTGATGCCACAATAGCATCTGTATCCATGGCATCATATTCTGAGTAAAGCATTGGTCTTAAATACTGGTAATTAAATCCAGCTTGTTGACCATATAATGAAGTAGAAGAATTTGAATAAATTCTATTAAATCTATCTACTAGAGAGTTTGTTTCGATTTCACCTGTTTGTTGAATTTTGTTTACATCAAAAACTTTAAGTTCATTACCCCCTACATTACGTATTATTACGTCTGTAGAAAATAATCTTCTTAATCTTGGAAATAAGCCTGTATCTGCCATTTTATTTATTTATAAATATTATAATAACCACCCTATATCATGAGATTTACCATCTATTTTCATCTCATATGGGTTTTGTATTGAATTATTTGCTGAGTGTCCACCACTATATGTTACTTTATTGGATTTTACACTACCTAATGTTGCTCTTGTCATATCTAAACTTTGTTGTTGGAACTTCAATGAAGTATCTCGTAGAAACATACCAATCCCAAATGACATAACCAAGTCATCGTTGTAACCTGTTTGAGCTTCTGGTCTTCCATTTTTCCAAACAAATACTTTCATTTCTTCAATTAATCGTTTTGAACGAATTGTTACGGACCTATCACCAACAAATTCTCTGAATTTATTAATACAAAGAGGTCTAGTTCTCATTGACATTGTAAAACCAGGTACCATTTCTGAATTACCTTCAAATACTCTTAAATATGATTCAGCTGTAAGTTGATCTGATTTGGGTGATTGGTATAAATTTTTATATCCTCTTTCTATAATTGCATCTAAAGTAGCCCAACCAATATTAGCATTTTCAACAACTAACATTGCATTATTATACTCTGTAGCTAACCCAGTTAAAAAATATCCAAATTCTTTAGGGGGCATTTGCCCTTTATACTCAGCTACTTGTGTGTTTGTTGCTATATCCATTACATGACATGCCGAGAAATCTTTACCATCACCTCTTGCTACATCCGCTACAACCATATATTCTCTAGAATAATCTGTAGATTCCCAAATCCATAAATTTTGGTCTACACCTCTTCTTTCCATTGGATCTTTAATAGTTGTTTCATTTAAAAAATCAATCCATTCAGAATAAAAAACAATATCTCCTGATGTGCTAAAATCACAATCACACTCTTGTGCTGCTAATCTAGGATCGCCTAATAAATCATTTTGTGCGTCTCTCCATTCTTGATTTCTTTCGGGGTGAACCCACCAAGGTAATTTAATGGGTAAAAATTGATTTTCATTTGATTCAGCATTAACCCAAGTTTTATGGAACCAATTTCCGGTACCATAAGGTGTACTTAATACAATAGCACCACCACCCGTTGCTAGTGTTTGTTGAGCTGATGCCCAAATTTCTCCAATATTATCAATAAAGGCAGCCTCATCAATTAATAGTAAAGATACTGCTTCTGATCTACCAGCATCACTACTTGCAGATGTTGCTTTAATTATTGATCCATTACTAAGTCGAAGTGATAATTTATTATTTTCTTCTGCTTTTATAGATAACCATGATGGTAAATTGTCATACATGAATTTTACCTTGGTAACCATGTTACGCGCTGTTTCTTGTTTAGTTGCTATACATAACACATTTTTATCCTTATGAAACAACATTAACCATAAAGAATAACCTGCGGATAATGTAGATATACCTAACTGTCTTGATTTTAATATAATTGAATAAGGATTATCTCTAACTAAATGTAAAGCTTTTTCTTGGAATGGGTATAAATTAAACTGAATTCTACCTCTTTGAGGGTGTTGAATAAAACAGTACTTTTTCATAAAATGAGCTGGGTCTTGGGCACATTTTAGATATTCTTGCCTAATTACTTTTTTTAAATCTTCAGCCATTATTTTTTACCTATTTTCATATAGTAACTACCTGATATAATTGGTTGGAAATTTTCATTAACTCCAATTCCTAAACCATATATATTTTTACTTTTTGATTTATATAATATTCCTCCACCTAAATAATTAATTTGTGTTTTATTACCTGCTACATTTAAACCCCAATAAAATTCTCTATTATTAAGATATATTTCTTGGGTTAGTGTTGTTGTAGGTAACAATATATCTGATTTTACTTGTCTTGAAAATATTTTATTTTGAGAAATTGTATCTGTTATAGTTACAACCCCTAAAGAATCTAACACAATTTCATCTATATAAACATTTTTAGCATAATACTCTTTTAATACTTCTAATGTGTCTATTGGGGTATTTATTATAATAGTATCATTTTCATATACTGTTACTATTTTTTCCACCCATTTAGGTACATATTCTATTTTATTAATAGTAATAGTATCCCATTTAGTTTCAACCTTTGTTATGATTGTAGGTTCGCTAATAGTAGAGTCAGAAGAACAACTCCTTTGTAATAAAAGGAGTGCAACTAAAACTACAATGAGTAGAAATTGGATATTTTTAAAGAAGACCTTCAAGCTCTTTTTTAATTTTTGTTAATTCTCTTAAACGATCTGTAAGTTTTTGTTTTTCAGAACCTTCAGCATTTTTCCATTTTTTTACTACTCGCTTCATTTCGGCTGATGTTTGTTGAAGTTTAGATGCTAATTTAGATACTGAATCTCCTTTTTTAGCTCCTTTCATAGCTTTTTTATCCATTTCATCCTCATCATCATCCTCTTCTTTCATAAGGTCTTGAGTTTTTTCTAATTCCTTATTTAGGTCAGCCTGTGCTTTAGTCTTAGCATTAATATCATCAGCAGATTCTGCTTCTAATAATTCTAGAATTTCTTCTTTAATGGATGCTTTTAATTCTGATTTTTTCATTAGAGTATTTTATTATAAATATCACAAAGAAATTGCTTGTTTAATTAATTTTATGCGTTCTTCTGTTGAACCACTAATTTCAACTAAATTTTTAATTTTGTGTCTATATTTAGTAATTAACAATTGAATTCCTTCATCAATCTTTTTTCTATAATCAGCATTAGTTTCTCTAATACCATTATCTTCAATTTCTACACCTTCAGGGGATACATAAAATATATAATCATATTCTTCTAACATATAAGATGCAAATTGGCAAAAATCATCTGCCTCAAAATAGTACATAGATTCTGAACATTTGGCAAATGCCATCACATCAATGATTGTTCTATCTGTAATAATATTTTCTTCCATTAGTTCACTAGCTCTTTCAGCTAAAAACACAGATTGGCCTTTAACAGTACTATCTGTATTTAATGGAATACCCATTGCCATTAATTCTTTAGAGCGTTCTGTTCTAGTAATATATTCTTTAAATTCTGGAACATCTTTTAAAGCATTAACAAGTGTTGTTTTACCTACACTCATAGTGCCACATAAACCTATTTTCATATTATATAGTATATCTCTCGTTGCCGAGCATTATTTTTAAAACATTTTCTGGTATTGAAGAATCTACATAGGGATCTAATTTAGCTAGAGCTTGTGTTACATCTTGTGCTATAATTGCTACATTTTTAATAACACCACTATCTATATATCTACATTCATATAATAAATTATCTTTAATTTTAGATAAACCTACCAATTTTATTTCTAATACAGCAGTTTTTCTACCTATCTCTATTAATGAAGATGATATTTCTTGTTCTTCTTTTTTATATTTTTTTCTAATCATAATTAAAATGGTAAATCTTTTGGATCTAATTGGGATGATCCCATTCCTACTCTGTAACTATCACTATCAAAGTGTTGTGTTGATACCTCGAATATACAACTTCCTTCTTCAAGAGCCAACATTTGGTGTGGTTGACCAGGCATTAGGTGAATACAGTCTCCTTCTGTTACTTCTATGGATTTATACTCGGCATTTTCAGTATCAATGTATTTGTATAAAAATTTTCCTTTAGAAATATACCAAGCTTCATCTTTTAGGAGATGATAATGCATTGAAAATGATTTGTCTTTTTTAAATACTAAAAGTTTTCCACAGTATTTTTCATTATTAATAATCCATAATTCATGACCCCATGCTTTTTCATGTCGTTCTCCTTTATAAGGTATTGCCTCTAATGTGTGATCTCTCATATTAATGTCTTGATGTTCCTTTACCTGCTGATGTTTTATACCAAGGTAAACCTTCTCTTTCTTTCATTATTTCCTTAAATTCTTCTTCAGTATATTCAATTCCACTTAAAAAATATCCTTTTTTAAACTCTGATTGTTTGTTTAGAGGAACTATAGCAGGTGCATCATATCTATGGTGTTTAAAATGATCTTCACCCTCCATTTTAATTAAATAATGTCTAGCTCCTTTAGATTTAATTACTTTTTCTTCATAAAATTTATCGCTCATAATTTTTATTTTTATTTATTTAATTTATTTTGAAATTTCATAAATGATCCTTCTTTATCATTAGTTAAACCCCCTACAGTATGTATTTTATCATCTTCTTCTGACCATGGTCCTGGTTGGTCTACTTGTTCTAAGAATGCTTGTACTTCTGGATCCTCAAATGGGTTTTCATCTTCTTCACATTGTAATATCCACTCAGCTACATAATTTCCTTGTGCTCCCGAAACTGTAATACCTCTTGCACTTAAAGCATCACCTACAAAATGTACATTATTATAATCAACTAATGCTAATGTATCATAATCAACTAAGGGTTCAGGTGACAAATATTTTACTTCCGGTACATAAATACCCCAATCATCCTTAAGTGTTGGGAATACTTTTTTCATATCATTGATAAAATCTTCTATGTAGCTATAATAACCTTGAAATGCATCTTTAACTCGATCTAATGATTCAATAGGCATAGCATCAACTTTAATACCTTCACTAGTCATCCCAGCTTCACGAGTGGGAGAGTAATATAAACCTGTGTGGGTTTTACGAGCAAATCTACCTTGGCCTTTACTATTATCAAACCAAGTTTCATTTACAGCTTTAACTAATTCTCTTGACCAATCAAATGGTTTATCAATACCCTGAATTTCCATCAAAATACCAAAGTTAGTCATATCATTCCTATGCTCTTCTCCTTTTTTAGCATGTCCATTATAACTAACATCTCCATACGTTTTTTCAACGGCAACATATGCTGCATTGTTGTTTGTACAGAAAGAGCGTAGTGATACTCCTTTGTCTTCGAATTTACGATATAATTTAAAATCATAGCTTATGTCAATTAATTTTTGGAAGTGTTTTTGTGGTGCTTCAAATCTAACACCTATTTGTACTGGTTTTGATTCAGTTGGTAAATCATATTTTTCAGCTAATTGTTTACCAAAGTCAATACCTGATTTGCCTACACCAAAAATAAGTTTATCATATTCAAAGAAATAACCTAGATCAGATTGTACTACGCTTACTGCACCTCTGTTATTTTCAAAATCAATTGCAGTTACTTTAGCTTCCCATTCGAATTTAACACCTTTAGATACTAAGTAATCGTACCAATTTTTACCAATCTCATGTAGATAATCTGTACCAACGTGCCATACAGG